CAGAAAATCCGAGCACCGGTATCCGGACCCTAAGCGACGCGCAGCGCGCACACCTGCACGAGCTGTGGTGGAACTCGATCCAGCCGCTGGTCGGCCGGATGCGCAAGAAGGTGACCGGGCACTTCCGCAACCTCCGCGCCGAAGTGAACGCCAACCTCAACCGCGTCGAGGCGGCGCACGACGCCAAAGCGATCATCACCCGCGACCTGGTCGCCGAGGTCCTGTTCGATCTGGCCAAGTCGCGCAACAAGCTCCTGGTCCGCGCCCGGCCGATCGTCCGCGCGTCGTACCTGCTCGGCGGCGCGCAGTCGATGGAGGACGCGGCGGTCGCCGAGGGACGCAAGCCGCAAGAGGCAGACCCGTTCAACCTAGCCGACCCGCTGGTCGAATCCAAACTCCGCGCCCGCGTCAACCGCGTCGGCGGCGTGACCGACACCGTCTACAACCGGCTGAAGAACCGGCTCGCCGAGGCGGTCGCGGAAAACCAGCCGGTGTCGAAGCTGCGCGAGATCGTCAAAGACGAGTTCGACTTCGCCGGCAACCGCGCCGCGACGATCGCACGCACCGAGGTCGGCGCGGCCGTCGAGGAAGCGCGGCACGAGGGCCGCAAGCAGGCGGGCGTGCCGCTGAAGAGCTGGCTCTGGTCGCGGCGCGAGACCGGCCGCGAGAACCACATGCAGGCCGAGCGACAGACGCACGAAGCGCCGATCGCGGTGGCGGCGCTGTTCGTGCTGCCGCAGACCGGCAACACCTGCCAGCACCCCCGCGCCACCAACGACCCGCAGGACGACATCAACTGCGGATGCACCACGCTTAGCCGCTACCCCGACGACGCAAAGGACGCACGCCTGCTGGCGCACCGCATGGAGCGCGGCTTCCTGCACTACGAAACACTCGCCCCCGCCCCCGCCCCCGGAAGCGCCGCCTGACCAAAGCGGCTTAGGAGATCAGCGATGACACTCGAACAGAAGATCGACAAATACATCGACGGCAAGGCGAAGCTGCTGGACCCGCGCAGCCGGGACATCGCACCCAGCGAGGGCGATATGTCCTGCGTCGAGCTTGCGGTCCGCAAGGTGGACGAGGCGAACAGGACGATCGAGGCGATCGTCTCCACGGCCGACGTCGACCGCTACCAGGAGATCGTCGAGCCCAAGGCGTACCGCAAGTGGCTCAAACACTTCAAGGCCAACCCGGTGATGCTCGCGGCGCACGATCACAGCGCGTGGTCCACCGGCGACCCGACCGTGATCGGCAAGTGGCTGGACATCCAGATCACCGACAGCGGGCTGCTCGCCGTCGGGCAGTTCATGGCCGACGACGAGCTGGCGGAGAAGTATTGGAAGCGCTACCGCGACGGCTTCATGAAGGCGTTCAGCGTCGGCTTCATCGCGCACTCCTCGGAGATGCGCGAGTTCGAGCTGGCCCCCGGCGTGAGCAAGCGCCTGCGCGTCTTCACCGAGGTCGAGCTTCTGGAGATCTCCGCGGTGGCCGTGCCGGCGAACCGGCAGGCGCTGGCCCGCGCGGCTTCGTTCATCGCCGGCGGTCGCGCCGCCGGTACGGGCGACGATGAGAACGCTGCCCGCGCTTTCGAGGAGATGCTCGCGCGGTTACTCAAGCAGGAACTCTCACGCGAAGACAACCCAATCGTTAAGCAACTGGCCGACCCCGATGGACCCGTGGCGCTGATGATCGAAGAGGTCATGCAACGCGCCGCCGACCACGAGGGACTTCGCCGGTACTTCGACCCGGACACGCCGGGTCATAAATCGGGGGAGAAGTCCGGGGGCAATCCGGGGGCCGGGGACGGGGACGACGAGTTGAAGCGCGGCCTGAAAGCGCTGCTCGCCGGCAGATGAGATCGGACGGATTCAAACACCACCAATTGCAAAGGACTGATACATGGACCCGGAACTGAAAGCACTGTTAGACAAGGCCAAGGAGGCGATCGGTCTGCACGCGGAGATGCAGAAGACGATCGACGAGATCAAGGCCTGGGGCGCTGAGAAGGGCCGGCTGGCCGAAGCGGAGAAGGCGGTCAAACAGCTCAACGATCAGGTCAAGGCGATGACCATCGACTTCGAGAAACGCCTCAAGACGATGGCCCAGCGCGTCTACGACGGCAACGGCCACTACCGGGGCAGCTTCGCCAGCGAGGACCAGGCCGTCACGCTCTCGCTGACCGTCCTGCTTAGCACCACGACGTTCGGCGGGCGAGCCAAGGAGATCCTCGAAGCCGACTTCAGCGACTTCCACAAGGCGATGACGCAGCGGGCCACGGGCACGCCGCACAGCGGCGAGTCCTCGCTGATCGCGCACGAGCACTCCAACGTCATCGAGCGGCTCATCGAAGACTACGGCGCGGCGCGTGACCTCTGCCGCGTCCAGCCGGTGGGTGCCGCGACGGGAACCTGGCACAGCCGCACGTCGGGCCTGCGCGCCCGCCGCACCCGCAACCGCACGGCGGTCGGCGAGCAGACCGCCGGCTGGGTGCCTCGCAACTGGTCGATCGACGACTGGGACATCCTGGTCAGCTACCCGATGTCGATGGAGATGGACATGCTCGTGGCGTTCGCCGAGCTGCTCGTCGAAGAGATGTCGCTGGGCTTCGCGATTGCGGAGGACGAGGACATGTTCATCGGCGACGGCACGGACGACTACGACAACGTCGTGGGCTTCATCCCGCGCCTGATCAACATCAACGGCGTCGACGACGGCGGCGGCCTGGTCCTGGCGTCGGGCAACCTCTGGAGCGAGATTGTTGAGGCGGACATCCTCAAGCTGATCGGTGCGGCGCGCTATGTGAAGTCCGGCCAGGGCCGGCTCACCTGCTCCAACGAGTTCTTCTGGCAGGTGCTCGCCAAGATCACCACCAGCAAGGGCGGCGTGACCATGCGCGAGAGCGAGTCCGGGCCGCGCTTCATGTTCAACGGCATCGACGTCAAGATCAATCCGGTCATGCCGCGCGTCCAGGGCAACAGCCAGGTGCCACTGCTCTACGGCGACTTCAAGAAGGGCGGCACGATCTACAGCCGCAAGCAGATGGAGATCCGCGAGAGCCGCGAGGTGCGGTTCGAGTCCAAGGAGGTCGTGCTGCTCGCCACCGAGCGGATCGACATGGACCCGCACTCCATCGGCGACGCCACCACCCCCGGCCCGGTCGTCGGGCTGATCACGCAGTCGTCGTAATCCGCATGAAAAAACCCGGGCGGGATGAGACCCCGCCCGGGCATCTTGCGGGCGACCGCAAAACACCACTGTAAACCACGGGCGACCCGATACGCAAGCACCTAACCCAAACCTCTACGGAGAACTTCAATCATGCTTCCCTCTGCCAACTTCAACGCAAACGTCCTGGCGGCGATCCCGCCCGGCGTGATCAAGGACAACGCGGCTTTCGTCTCGAACGCCATCGACCTGGCGGCCGAGGCCGTGCGCGGCGCTCAATTCGTCGTCTTCGCCGTGCAGCTCGGTGCCACCGACATCCCCCTGGCCGTCTTCAAGGTCATGCAGTCGGACACCCTGACCAACCCCACGACGCTCGGCGGTGTGCCCACCGAGGTGGTGGACGTGACCGACAGCGTGACGCCCGGCACGACCGACGACAACAAGATCTACCTGATCAGCATCGACCTGCGCGCCACGCGCAACCGCTACCTGCAATTGCAGGTCACCGCCGGCAACGGCACCAGCGGCACGTACCTGTCGGCGTTGGCCTTCGCGGTCAACCCGGCGGCGGTCCAGACCTACAACAACGCGGCGTATCACGTCGCGGCATAACACCGCCTTCAAGCCTCCGCCGTGTCGGGGCCAACGCCCCGGCGCGGTTTTGAGATCGAACCCGGAATCACGCCCGCCGCGAAGGCGCATGCAACATGAACGAACTGGCATCGACAACCTGGTGGATTCACGGCTCGGCACCCGGCGGTGAGGCGTTCTTCGAGGCCGCGCTGGGCGCATGCCTGCGCACCGACATCGCCAGGATGATCACCTGCAACGCGGGCCTGGTCGAGTTCCTCTGCCACTACAGCCGCAACCTGTGCCCGGACTACTACTGGCTCCAGGACGGCAAGGCGATCGAGCTGTACGGCCGTTACGCCAAGGTGGCGGCGGAGCTCGGCGCGAAGATCCTCACGCACCGGCCGGTGCATATCGAATCGCTGCTCGGCATCGCGGCCGAGGGCGTTGACCTGGTCAACCCCTACGAGATGCCGCTGCGCTATATCCCCGGGCGCTACCAGCATGTCACGCTGTCGGGCCTCTTGTGCCTCCAGTGGGTCGCGAACCACGCCCTGCCGGGTGACACCGTCATCCTCACCGGCATGACCGGCTACAGCTCGACGCCCGACCAGGTCACGCGCGACACCTTCGACGGCCGCATGGGCAAGGCCGGGCACCTGGCACACAACACCGAGCGCATCGCGCCGTTCACGCGCAGCGTCTGCGAGCAGCTTACCGATGTGCGCTTCGTCTTCTGCGGCAAGCCCCACCGCGTGTTCGGACCCAACCCGGCCGATGTCCCGGCGAACGTTGAGGTGTGCGCTACACCCGCCGTCTTCGAAGCCCTATTTAACACGTTTCAAACCCCCTTTGAGAAAGGAACCCACCATGCCCCCGACGACACCAAGTAAACCCGCCGATCCCAAGAAAATCGCGCAGCCCGCGGCGTGTGATGGCGCTACGCACGTGCAGCTCGTGCGCAACGTCCGCGACCGCTTCGGCTACGGCGAAACTTTCACGCGAGAGGAGGCCGAAGAGCACGGCATCCTGGAACACTGCCGCCCGTTCGAGGGCCAGGCCGATCGCGCGATGAAGAAGAAGAGCGTCAAGACCAACTGACGCGCACCGACCAAGCGTACCGCCCGTGCGTCGCGGTGAAACGCGGCGCACGGCTTTGATACAAGCCGTTAGCCCTTAGCCGTTAGCCCCCGGAACACGAATCACTAACCACTAACCACTAACCACAAACCACAGGACCCACACCATACCCGAAGCCAAGATCACCATCCGCTGCACGCGGGATATCAAGCTCAAGGACGGCGCGAACTGGCCCAGGGGCTTCGACCTCGAAACCACACGCGAGGAACTCACACGCCGCGGAGTACCCGACGACGCGTACAAGGTCCTCCGCGAAGAAGCGAAAGCACCGACACCCGCGAAGCCGGAGGCGCAGAAGAAGTAACTCGGATTCATCGGATGGATCGGATGAATCACGCCCGCCGCGCAGGCGACTGGATTAAATGATGCTCGGATTGCTCGCAAAACTCGCTGACCTGAAAGCCGACGGCAAGTGGTCGGGAACGGAACTCGACGCCGACCTGCGCCGCTACCTCGCCCGCGCGTCATCCATCGCCGAACGGCTCGCCGGCGTCGAAGAGGGCGGGCTGCGCCGCATCAAGGGCCGCGTCGAATACCCCGGCCGCACCGACCGCGCCTCGGCGCTATTGCACCTCAATGCCCGCGCGATCGAGTTATCCGGGGGGGTGAGCGAAGTCGTGCAGCTCTACTCGACCGGCTCGACGGCGGACTTTGACGCCGCGACACCGCTTGTCGAGGACACCGACTTCGTGGTGCGATCGCACGAGCTGGCGGTGCTCGAAAGCATCTACCAGCACTGGCACCGCGCCTACCCCCGCTGCATCCGCGTCACCTACACCGCGGGCCTGGCCGACCCGTCACGGATCAGGGTCGCCCTGGCGACGGCCACCTGGACCGAGGCGACCAAGACACTCACGCAGGCCGGGGCGTTCGCGTCGTACACGTACGCGGCCGGGGACATGATCGTCATCGAGTCGGGGACCGGAGCGACCCCGGGGGTGTACCCGATCGCCAGCCGCGTGAGCGACGACGCGGTCACGCTCACCGCGTCGCTGTCATCGGCCGGGGCCGACCTCGCCACGGGCGACATTGTCTCCGCTTACGCGGGCATGACCGACCCGCCGGAGGAGTTGCAGCAGGCGGTGATCGCCCAGGCGGTCCTGCTGCGCAACACCGCCGACACCGCGGGCCTCGAAAAGATCGACCTCGGTGACGCTGGCGGCAGCTACACCACCCGAGCCGCGAAGGTCCACCCGGCGCTTGAGGCCGCTGTCGCCAGATACCGCAGGTATCTGTGAGGTCTGAAGTCGGAAGTGTGAAGGCTGAAGTGAAGAGGCCGGAGTGTAGACAGGATGGACAGGATCGAACATCAGCAATCAGCAATTAGAAATCAGCGATGAATGAAACCCCACACCCCAAACCCCACCCCCTACACCCCTGGCTGCTAATCATGGCTTCAGCGATTGTCAGCATCGGACTCACGCAGCGCAGCCTGGCGGTGATCGCCAAGTGGCAGGAGCGCCCGGCCGAGACCGTCGCCGCGATCGAGGGCGCGATGGGGCAGATCCTGCGCGAGACCGAGAGCTACATCAAGGCCAACAAGCTAAGCGGCCAGGACGTGAACGTGCGATCGGGCGCACTCCGCCAGGACGTGACGCACGAGCAGACCGACGCCTTCGGCGGGCACGTCGGCACCACGGCGCGCACCGCGCCCTACGCCAGGACGATACTCGGGCCCGGCCCGACGACCATCAAGCCCGTCAACGCGAAAAAGCTGTGGATACCCGTCGCCGACAACCTCAACCCGTCGAAGGTCGCACGCATGACGCCGCGCGAGGCGATGGGCCTCAAGACGCCCAGCGGCAAACGCCGCCTCCAGATTTTTACATCCAAGGCGGGCAACCTCGTCGCGTTCCTGCCGGACGTGGACGCCGACGGCAACACGCAGCGGTACAAGCGCGACACCAAGGGCGGCGCGAAGAAGGGCCAGGCGAAGGGCAAGCTGCTGTTCGTGCTCAAGGACGAGGTCACGATCCAGGGCACCGACGCGCTCGCCCAGGGCGTCAAGGAGTTAAGCACCCGGATGCGGACGATCCTGAATACGGCGCTACAGAGGGTAGGAACTTGAACCGCGAAGGCGCGGAGGACGCCAAGAAGAAGTTTGACAGGATGAACAGGATCGGACGGTTGGATGGGGTTGAGGGGCGAAGCCCCCA